AAAATTGCATTCACTTTGTCTAAGTGATGGCAACACCCCAGTTGTTGGGGAATATATAGCTGACGAACTCTTAAGGATCTCGGGAGCCAAATTGATCCAAGTCCCAGATGCTTATCAAGAAGATAACTGGAAGAAGAGAGTCGGTGTGGAGGGTGGCGCGTGGCCCAATCAGCTGCAGCCTTGGATGGCGCCGCTGATTGAAAGCAGGATACGCCGAAACGGCAACCTGCTTGAGTTGGTGACCTAAACAAACTCCGGTTTCGGTCGACCAAACTATACTTAGTTACTATACTTACTATGGAAACCCTAAAGAAGATCCCGATGACCAGCCAGGGAAAGGCCTGGTTCGTGTCCGCTATGGACCCGTTCCATGACTACCGCCTGGACTTGGAAGGATTCCCTGACTTGAATGGAGGAATGAGCAACGTTCAGTTGTATCAGGAGACGGTCTCAGTCGCTGCGCCAGTCGCGGCGAACTGGGATTGCCTCGTGTTTGCAACCGGTCTCGATTCCATCACCACAATCCCAACCCCCATGACGAGCGTGTCTGTCGCCAACTGGCAGTATGCAGAATACGACAGTGGTACTAATGCGACAGCCAACTGGGGTTCCTACGTGGTTATGAGCGTGCCAGCTGGGACGCCGATGTTCCCTATTGGTGGCACTCACACAATCCAATACCTGCATGGCCGTAATCAAGCGACCCCGGGTAGGACGATTGCCTGTGCCTTCGAAGCTCATAACACGACCGCAACCCTGCACAAACAGGGCTCTGTGGTTTGTGGCCAACAGAACTTTGCTCGCAGCGACTATAGTGCCCGCCTCAAAGACACTAATGCCGCCCCTCTCGCTACTTACGACTCTGTCACTCGCCTCATGTGCGGCCCCCCGCGCACTGTGGCTGAGGCAACCTCAATACCCGGCTCCTCGCAATGGGAGGCTGGGAAGGGTTGCTACGTGATCCCTCGGCTCGAGTCATTTAACCTGGCAATAGAGGCTCTGGAACACCGTCAGGCAGCATACCGCACTCGCGTGGTAGCTGCCGGTGGCGCTGATTCGCTCCTGGTCTACCAATCTGTCGGCACTAGCGGCACAGATTACGTGG